TCTGCGTACTCTACTTCTCCCAAGCGACCACCATCTTAAAGATGCCACCTTCTGCATTGCTTAGTTCGGTAGTGTTAACAGGCTTACCATCTATCCTGTCCATGACTTCCTTGATTGCCCAAGGCTCTCCGGCTTCTGCTGACTTGACTAGCTTCTCGGTAATGTTCCTGAGTTTCTTACGATCCTCTTGTACTAGGGCTACTCTTAGTGCATCGTAAAAGAGCTTTCCCTTCTTACCATTCTGATTGCCTGTAGGTGCGCCACCTTTATTAGTTGGCTCAACTTGTAGATTGTTGTTTTGTGTAGAGTTTTCCATTCCATTCCCTAGGGGTTGATGGTTGATGATGTTGCTATTCTACAACACTTTAGTCTAGTAGTCCTTCTACTTTTTGACTATTTTTTTCTAGTATTTTTACATCAGCAGGGTCAAAGACTACAAAGTTACTTGTGCCTTTTCCTGCACTACGACTACCTTCGTCTAAATAGCGTATGCCTTTAATTCCAGCATCTTGCATTGCCTGTGATGCTAACTTTGCACTTCTTAATCCACTTATCTTTTCATAAGCATACCGACCATTAAGACTTTTATCTAAAGTTTCTCCAGTTGGTCTACCTAAAGCATCTTTGCTTACTATTTCATCTAATGCGTCTTGTATAGATTTAGGGTGTTGGCTCAATGGTTTATCGTAATCCAACATTTTAGGGATGTATTCATCAGGTATATCTACTTTGTATAGATTGCCTGTCGGCTGTAATTGATTAGTTTTCAGAATATCAATAGCATCTTCAATCTGCTTGTTTGCTTCTAATTGTCCAGAGTTTTTTAACTGGCTATTTGCTTTTAAAGTTTTTTGCAGTTGTTCAACAGCGTTGTCACCATGCACATTTAATGTATCTTGGGCAATTCTTAGGGCATCCCAAGGTGTATTGTCGGGCGTTCCAGCCATAACCTTACCTACATAACTTCTATCTGTTGCATATTGTTTGGCTACCGCAGGATTCTCAGCAAAATACATACCATGCCCATAAACCTGTGCGCCCTCACCAGTTCCTACCTTGCTTATGTCAAACTGTCCTCGGATGTTATGAGGTGTTCCATGATAGGCAGTAGCACCCATAAGCCCTGGCACTTGTTCCATTAGCCTTGCAAGAGCCTGTCTGTCTCCTACATTAATACCGCCTTGATCCATTACTAAGGCTTTATCTAGGTCAGACATCTGCGTTTGTAGATTCTGTTGTGCTGACTGTGCCACATTTCTTGCATAATCCATCACTTGTGGATTTGTCATTGCTGTCATCTGTGGTGGTGTATAGCCTTGTAGTGCGCCTGCTAGTGTGCCTGTTGGCTGTCTGCCACCTAGCAATCCTGCCATTGATGGTCTTTGCGGAGCTAACAAGCCACCTAATCGGGCTTGTGCCAGATCTAATAGGCTTGCCATATTTATCCTTTATTTATTACCACTTAACTTTGTCTGCCCAATAGGCTGCACTCATCTTGCCTTTAGCAATGTTGCTTGCATGACGAGCCTTGAATGATTTTTGTCTTGCTTTGCCTGCCTCGGTCTTGGGATTAGCACCTGCACCACTTACGCCTTGCTGACCAAAACGGATGGTCTTTACCTTATCTCCCTCTTTTGCCACGACTACATGGCTTTTAGTAGGGTGGCTAGGTGTCTTTTTAGGCGAATTAAATCCGCTAACACCTATTCTTTCAAAGAGTTTCGCAGCTTCTTTTATTTTCATAGTATCTCTTTACACCCTCTGAAACTCTCTTTTTTGTTTCTTCTGGTCTTGGCTTGTTTTTCCAATATCTAACAGGATTTCTTAATTTTGCTTCTCTTAATTTTTGTTTATGTTCTTCCGAAAGAGGTCTATTTTTCAATGCTTTAGATATTTTTTCTTTAACTTCTTGTCTTTTTGCTGGATTTGCATCTCCAACTAAACCGCCTTGACCGCCTGTAGCCAAATTAAATCTAGGCTCAAATTTCTTAATCCAATGTATTTCTCTGTTATTAAGTTGATCTACATCACAATACTCAATAACACCTTTAATAAATTTCTCTTTACCAATCTTGTTTGGTATCACGCCACCTGTAAAGTAACCTCTTTTACCGCCTGTGCTTTTGCCTATATAGGCTATTTTGCCCCTAAAAGACAAGGCATAAATATGTGGCTCTACAAAATCTGGGCTACCTAAATAGCCATTCTTTCTTTGGTTTGGCACTTACTTTTTGTATCGAGCAGACTTACCAGCTTCTGACATAGCAATTGCAATCGCCTGGCGAGGGTTCTTAACGACCTTACCGCCCTTGCCAGAATGTAGCTTTCCAGCCTTGTATTCGCCCATGACTTTGCCAATCTTTTTCTCTGCCTTGGTCATCTTCATTTTTTAGCCTTTACTGGTTTAGCTGTCTTAGCTGCTTGTTTAAAAGCCTTAGCTGTTGGCGCACCGGCTGTGCCTGGTTTACGCATCTTCTCGCCTGATCCTTCGGCTATTCTTTTACGCTTTGCTGCGATATTGCTATAGAGACCCTGTTTCATTCTTCTTCCCCTTCTTCTTCCATTTCTTCTTCGCCTACAGCTTCCCAAGCCATACAGCCTCGTTCACCCTTGCAGACAAAATCGAATATCTCGCAATGCCCCATGCCTTTAGGCACTCCGCACTTGCTCATTTCTTCGCCTGTTTCGTAGTATTCACAGGCTTTGCACTTGCCTTCACCATCTTTACGATCACCATAATCGGCTGTAATAACAGCTTTTTTCATGTTGCCTTTGTTAATATCGGCATCAACTGTAGAGAGTGGGCAAGATTCGGTATCCGACTCTAGTAGACCGCCCTCGGACTTCTCAGCCATCTTAGGCTCTTTGCCAAGGAGTCCAATCATTATCGACATACCTTTTTCTTTCATATCGCACCCAAAAAAAAGCCCTATTTCTAGGGCTATGAAGAAGAATCACTAAATTCTGGGTGCAATGACCCAAGAAAATTATACAAGTATTTTTTGGTTTTTACAAGGAAAAATGTTTTTTGATCTTAACAACTTGGTCATCTAATCGTTGTGGAAAACTATCCTGTAATTCCTTAACCCGATCATGCAATGTAGAAATGGCTAACAAAGCAGACTCAATCTCATCTTGCGATTCTGCCCAAAACTTTCCAAGTTCTGCATTTTGTAGCTCTGGTAGTGGTTTTTGTAGAAAGTATGGCAAGCATCCGCAGAGTGCAGCATCTAGGTTTGTGGCTGTATGTGCATCGTAAGAAAATAGTATTTTTGTCTTTTTTAATACATTTGCTAGTTCTTGTTTTGTTTCTGGATAGGATCTAGTTATCTCAAAACAATCTAGTTTGGGACAATCTCCGTACAAATAGCCTTTACCAATGTAGAACGCATTTTGTGTTCTTTCTTGGTTGTCGTTGTAGAAAGTAGATAAGTCGCTATTTGGATAAAACAAGGTTTCGCAATCATTTCTGTAAACTGTAGAAAACGAAAGAGGATAGTCTTTCTCTCCCCAATCAATCATTCTTTTTTGTAGATACCCTTCTTTGTTTAACAAATAGCGGACTACATACTTTGCTTGTAGAGGATTATTGGTAATAATCTCAGGGTAAACCACTACTGAGTTCTGAATATGCCCTACTGGTGTATTGAAATTAGGGTTAGTAATCTGCTCTTTTTCATAGATAAATATTGTAGAAGTGTGTCCAATCTTGTTTAGTTGATCGCACAGAAAATGTAGAACCCATGATCCACCGCTTTTTTCATTGTAGTTAGGTGCAAAGATTGTAAAGTTCATTTAAACCATTGTTGATGTAACTCCGGCATATTTTCTTTGATCCATTGCTCTGCCTCTCGATGGTTCTTGCCATGATCCATTCCGATGGTCTGGCTGCCAACATGGTGGACATAAGACCGACTGACATAGTTTTTGTATCCGTTTGCCCTAATTTCTAGGCATTGAATGTCATCCGAAAACCAGTTGATAGGCTTGTAATCTACCCATTTGTCCTTATGTATGTAGCCGAATAGGGGAGAAATAATATCTGTAGGAATTATTTTTCTTTCTTCTACATATCGGATACCTTCCCTTTGCTTGAACTCTCGAATATTTTGGTATCCACGAACATAGTCTGATTTAGCCGATACCCAAGCAGTATCTTCTGGCAATAGTTCTACATCTGCTAACAGAAGTTCGTAGGAAGTAGGGGTTAATACTATGTCATCGTTGGCTACGATTACCTCGTCAAACATTTCGTAGGCACAATGGACTACTTCGTTGTATGAATCCCCAAAATTATTGCCTTCATTCTCTATGTTTATGGTTCTATGCTTAGGAAGCCTTAGATCGCTTCCAGAGACGAAAACAGTAACATCTTGTGGCACATACTGGTCTATGCTTGCTAACAGCACAGGGAGGCATTTAGCAGTCTTAGTGGCTATTACGATTGGTACATCTCTTACAGACGAATCTTTCATTAATCCCATGATTGTATATCTCGAAAATCCCATTCTCGGTTGTCTTTCTCTCCTGACACCTTGAGCAGATCCGCATAGTCTTTAGATTTGGCTTTCTTGTCGAGTTGGTCTTGGAGTCGCTTTTTAGCATTGTGTAGGTCTGTCTCGAATCGTTTTGTAGATATTCTTAGGTGGTGGGCTAGTTGATTCTGACTAGCGTATGGATGGCTCACATACCGAGCTTTTAGTATCTTTCTAAGTTCTAAGGGTAAACCCTTTATTGTTTCTTCTATTAGTTCACCATCTCGATTATCGGGTTCGTAGTGTGGTTCTTCGGGTGCGTAGAGGTTGCCGAGTTCGGGAATGTAGTTCTTTTCAAATGATCGACAAGTAGAGTCTGGCTGCGGAATAACTGATCCAGAGACATACCAAGCCCAGTTTCGTAAGCGGTCATCGAGTGTCATTCACATTCCTGTGTTTAATGAATTGTATAATTGTATACAAATTTTCTGTATTATTTCAATATGTTAACTACTTTGGGATATTTATGGCTAAAGCCTCCTGCACAGATGAAGAATTTATAGCACTTTGGAAACAATATCAATCTCCCGAAAAAGTTAGTCATGCTATAAATCTTAGTGTTCGTAATACTTTAAAAAGACGCAGAACTATAGAACAGAAGTATGACATTATTTTAGATGCTTTGACTCCAAGTGGGATGCCTAAGATTTACATTCCCGATGAGCAAACGCAAGCCAATATCACAATTGACAATGGTGTAATCTTAGTCGGATCGGATTGCCACTATAACCCAGAGTACACTACGACAGCCCATCGAGGATTTGTTCAGTTTGTAAAGTATCTGAAACCAAAGATTGTGATTCTCAATGGTGATATAGCTGACTTTGCTAGTATCTCAGCACATCATCGCATTGGTTGGCAGAAAAGTCCTACAGTAAAAGAAGAACTAGACGAGATACAGGATAGACTTGGGGATATTGAAAAAGTAAGACCAGCAGGTTGTAAGTTAATGATTACGATTGGTAACCATGACTTACGATTCTCAGGCAAGCTGTCTAACATCCTACCTCAGTACGAGGGCATTAAGGGTTTTGATATTGCAGATCACACTCCGCATTGGAAGTGGTACTGGTCTATTATGGTTAATCAGACCTGTATGATTAAACATCGTTGGCATAACGGCATCCATGCGGTCTACAACAATACAATGAAATCAGGTACAAGTTTCGTTTCAGGGCATCTACATTCTCTCAAGATAACACCTTGGACTGACTACACCGGCACACGATATGGTGTAGATACAGGAACTATGGCTTGTATTAAAGATAGCCAGTTCAGCTATACCGAAAATAATCCTGTCAACTGGCGGGCTGGTTTTGCAGTATTGACCTTTATCAATGGCAAACTCATGCCTCCTGAACTTGCAGAAGTTATTAATGAGGATGAGGGTTTAATTTACTTTCGGGGTCAGTTGTTAAAAGTATGAAGTTAACCTCCACTATCCTAAAGAATATCTACAATATGCTTGTGGTGTGTGAGCCTTTTGATAAATGGAATATGCCTTTAGCAGCCCAAATTCGGTTTGTAGTGGATGCAGATCCAGATGTGATGGGAACTTATCTGTATCAGGATGATGAGAAATGGGAACACATCGTTACAATTTCTACTGCCAGGTGCGGATTCTTAGATACAGTTATTCGGACTATGGCGCATGAAATGATCCATATGAGCTTTCATCGTAGGAAAGGTAATAAGTGGGCGCAACATGGAAAGGAGTTCCGTTCTCGCTGTTTTCTTGTGGGCAAAGAGCTGGGGCTAGATCCCTTAGAGTTGTAGAGGTTTAAGGGAGTTATATTTCAAATAAGAACTATACCCTTCTTTAGGTAAATATGTTCTTCCGTTTTTAGTGTATCCGTTGCACCACCTTACAACTAAAGATTTGTCAATATTTAGTTGTTTTGCTGCCTCAACGCTTGATTCATAAGTTTTGCCTTTAATAACCCAAAACTTAGAAACTCTTTTATTTTTTTGATTTACTTTTGGCAAAGCCCATTTGCAATTGTTTTTTTCATAATTGCCATTGTTGTCAATTCTGTCAATCCAATGCCCTTTAGGTTTTTTTCCCATGTCTGCATAAAATTCTTCAAATGATTTCCATTTGACTTCTATGCCTCTACCACCATAATTTTTGTATTCAGGCAAATTTTTATTATTGCATCTACCAAGCATACCTCTCCAAGTTTTGTATGTTGGAGTATTGCTCATACCATGTGTAGTTACTCTTTTTATAAATTCAGCAGCTTTTTTACATCCACAAGATGTTGCCTTGCCATTTTTTAATGAACCCCTTTGTGTGTATGTCTCTGCACCACACTTACATATGCATCTGGTACTAGGATTTTTTCTATGAGGTATTAGCTCTAATACAGTCAAAAAACCATACTCATCGCCTACTTTTACTGCAGACATTTAAATATCCTTCCTCAAGTAAAAAACGAAGTGTCTTGGCGTTGTTTCTAAACTGAAAGTCTAGTCTTTCGCCCTTTGACATCATTTTACCCTGATCGTATTCAAAATGGCAAGAATGGCACAAAAACATAATTGTTGCATCTGAGGCTTTTATTCCCATTCCTTTGCCAGTATTGCTGTGAGCTGCAACTATAGTTCCATCATTTACTCCACACTCTACACAAGATTGACCTCTAGCAATTTCTAGGAGTTTTTTGTTTCTATACATTTTCTTAGGTATTCGTTTTCTTCTCTAGTTTTCTTTAGCAACTGAGATAAATGGTGTGCTGTTTTTAGCATCTCGTTATACCTATTTAGGTATAAGTTGTAATTTGTAGAGTCCATCAAACCAACTCCAATCCTTGTTGCTGTAATCGTTGATTCTGTAGAGTTTCATAATCTTTATTAAGTTCGCACCCTATCCATTTACGCCCTAAATTTTGTGCAACTTGACCTGTAGTTCCGCTACCAAAGAAAGGATCTAGAACTATATCACCAACTTTACTTCCTGCTAATATGCAAGGTTCTATTAGTTCTTGAGGATACACCGCAAAATGAGCTCCTGAATATGGTTTTACAGGCACAGACCAAACATCACGCTTGTTTGCTTTTTCATATTCTTTGCTGACATTGCCTGATTTTGTAGCATATTTTGGGTCATCATTATCGCCATATTTATTGCCACCAAATCTTATTCCTTCGCTTTTTGTTGTTGCAGGTTCTTTAATAGATTCATGGTCAAAATAATACTTTTGATTTTTAGTTAGCAAAAATATATATTCATGGCTTTTTGTGCATCTATCCTGAACAGACTCAGGCATTGGGTTTGGTTTGTGCCAAATAATGTCTTGCCTCAAATACCATCCAAAGTCTTGCAGGGCAAAGGCTAAACGCCAAGGCATACCCATTAAATCTTTTTGTTTATAGCCATTTCCAATTCTGTTTACTACTTTTTCTCGTGGGTTGCCAAATCCAGCCCTGCCGTTGTTTGATGCTTGACTGCTGTTATTAGCATAACTATCGCCAAGGTTTACCCATAAAGTACCATCGTCAGCAAGAATATCCCATACACAAGCAAATACTTCTACAAGATTGTCTATAAACTCTTGTGGTGTTTGTTCGTTTCCTATTTGCGAGTCTTTTCTAGTTGCTCCACATTTCAAACAATCGCCTGACGATATTGCTTTTTTATTGCTACCCCTACCACCTTCATCAATAAAATTTCTATTATTTGAAATAACTAAACCTTCATGTTCGCATGAATTATCACCGCCAGCCCACTTGGCAGTTCCATAATCTCTAAGACCATAGTAAGGTGGGCTAGTAACGCACATTTGCACCTTGACTCCATCTTTTGCCATCTGTCGCATGGAGTCTCGGCAATCTCCAAAATATACTTTATTCATTATTTTGTACCAATCCGTATAGAAATGTAAACTATGAGAAACACAATCAATGCCCAGATGTAAACAAAGTCGCTATCGAGCATGATTATCTACAGATCGGTTAGTAGCCTCTAAACTGCGCCATATCTCGACTTTGAGTTGTGCAGCAGTCAGCATCCATTTGATCTTCTCCTCGCACTCTACAGCCTCTTTTAAGCCCTCTAGTAGCCCTATATACTCAGGATCAGCATAGGCATCTACCTCGGCTGCTGCGACAGACTTAGCCGATGACTTAGACATGAGAATACTGCGCTTAGACTTTAGGAAGTTCTCTAGGTAGATTCTGTTTGCCTTGGCTTTAGCAAAATCTCCTGAATACTTCATTATGTACTCTACTGCTTTTGTTGGTTCTATATCCATGTTCCCCATTCCCCTTTATTACCTCTAGACCATTGTTCTCCGTACAGAACTAATAGGTCTTTATTTATCGTATGGTCTGATAAATACTTTCTCCACTTTGTCAGACCCCAAACTGCTCTCCACTTACAGAGTTGCCGTACTGCCGATCTTAGCCGAAAGTCTGGCTCTAAATTGGGCAAAAGTTTCTCCTGCATATGGGTTTAATCCTAGTTCTTTGCCCTTGGCTAAAGTAAGTTCATCGCTTGCATACCAAGGCAATGGTGGTCTTTTATTCTCTTTTTGCTCGATAACAAGCTCATCCTCGAACCTTTCCTGATTCAGCCAGGTAGAGGCATGAGGGATAAACTCCCAATCAGTTCCCTTTGCTGCCCAGTATTTTCGATGCTCTACTATTGCCTCTAGTGCTTTTTGTTGGTTGTCTAGACTTAGCTTTTCCCACGATCTTTTTGCTGTTAGCTTTCCGACCTTTTTGGGGTACTGCGCCCAAAACAAGTTGAACTCCATCTTTTTTCCCTTTCATGTTTTCTATTGCCTTCACCAACATACTTTCTAAACCATGTTGCAACAACATTTTATGACCCTGACTATCAAATACTACCTCTACATTAGCAGAGCCATCTATGTTTTCTCTAATCCGTTTGATCTGTATCAGCATCCATCCATACCTTTATGTTTTGATTAAAGTCTGCTTTCATAAGAACTGGCTTATTTAAGCAATCTAACATTTTATACAAAGTCTGTTTTACTTCTTCTTTATCTTCTCCCATAACACCAACACCTCTTGCTGTGTACAGATAAGGCTCATGGTTCTTGTCGTAAAAAACCTCGCACACCTCGACCCAAGGTTTTCCATCGTTTTCGTCTGAAAAGTCAACCACTCTATGATTCCAATGCATTATTTACTCGCCAAGATGTAGAGACCCACATTACTAAACGCATATCCTGTATATACAACTGCCATAGGCACATTCCCTTTTAGGGCTTGTTCGCACCCAATATAGGCATAGATCAAACCGGTAACAATAATAAGCCAAGCACTCACTTTTTCTTTCTTAGCTCTATATGCTTTTGTAAAATGTACCAAAACTCAGATTTGATAATCATTTCTCACTCGCTTTCTTTAGTATTGCTCTAGCAAAGTCTAAAAACGGACTAGATGCACTTTCGCTAAAGTTCCAATTAAAAGTATTGAAATATACATCTTT